CTGCTGTTCTGTTTGTATAAGCCACAGTAAAATCAGCAAATTTTGTGGTGCGTGTTTCTTCCCAAACTTGTGCAGCTACGGTAAAACCCGTTAAATTTATTGCAGCATTACTTGAATCCTTAAAAACAAGCTGGATACTATGATCCGATCTCCTTTGAACGGTCATATTATACGTTCCAGGTGAAATTGCCATTAGCTATACGGAGATGTGCCTAGTATATCAGTTTTCCATTGTGCCTTGAGTGCGTCAGCATCAGAGGCAGAGGCTATTCCAGAATCAGCTGGAGCATCCCTTAGAGCTTGTTTTTTAGCAACAATATCTGTAGTGCTAGAACCTGTTTCTAATGCTTTTTGAAATTCAATATCTAGTTCTGCAAGTTTAGGTGTTCTTGCATTTCTAATATTAGTTTTGTGAATTTCTCTGGCTTTCGCCATATCAATACCAAATCCCATAATTTACTCCGAATAAGTCCAAGCATCTCTGAAACTCCTGTCTGTAGGAATTGCAGACTTATCAACAGTATAAACTGTCTTACCACTTGGGCAATCTTTATCTTTTATTTGATCTAAGGTTAAATCTGTATTATCTGCTGGACAAACAATACTGATTGAACCATCATCATTTGTGTAGATAAATCTTTTGTCTGAATTTGCCATAAGTTTTTTCTTTTAGTATATCTTAATCACCATAAAAGCCACAGTGAACCTCCACATCAAATCTTTCATTAAAACTGTAAACTGTTCCAAAAAGATCACAAGTTGTCGTTGATTTAGCTTCTTGAAATACAACACCGCCTTTACTGTGATTTGTATTAGTTGGGCCATGACAAAAAATATATTCATCGTTAGCAAATGCTGTAGAAAAATTAACAGTATAATTTCCAGCCCCACTATCAGTCACACTTGATACTCCAAAACTTTGACGAACAAATGTTCCACTTATTCCATTAATTTTGACATAAGCTTTTAATCTTCCTTGTTCTATCTGTTCTGGGGTTGAACTAGAACCACCGCTTGTGTTTTGAATTGTGTTTACTTTAAGTGTTGACATAATTAATTATCTCCAAAAACAACCCAACAGACCACCACTGAATCGGAACCTGTCCCAGCATTATTTCCAAGACCTGTAACAATTCTTGAGCTAGTAGTTTTGACTGAAGTACTTAGTCTTTTAAAAGATGTAATTGTTTTATTTTGGTCAGATCCATCATTGTCTACCTGTCCTCCACCAACACCAACATAATTAGTATTAGCCATCGCATTTTGATAAGTGACTTCAAAATTACCTGTTCCATGATCTGTTATTGAACTCACATTGAAGCTATCTCTGATTGCTATTGTTCCTGAACCATTAAAATTAATCCATGCTTTTGCAAGCTGTCCTTTTTCTGTTCCACTCGTATTTTGAAATACTGGTGCGGCAGATGAAACACTTTTAATTGTGCCTACGGCTAATGTGCTCATAATTAACTAGGTTTTGGATTGTCTGATTTTACTTTAGCAATATGATCCTTCCATGTAGTCGTTCCATTAACACTATCCCAATATTGCATATCTAACTGATCTTCTATGCTTGCGTACTGTTCTACTCTTTTTCTTGAATATTCTAAGGCTGCATATTCAGCGTCTATAGTTTTTCTTGCTTCTGTAACTTTGTTTAAATCAAGATTAACTAAATTATTGTTTGCATCAAAAGCACCAGCAGAGTCATCTATTCGAGCTACTATTCCAGCATACGCTTTATAAATTGCAATGTGATCGTAAGCCATTCTTAGTTTTTCTTTAAATTATACATAGAAAAAATCATGCTGACACCTCCATGACTGTAATCCAGCTAAGTCCAACTTCTCTTGTCGCAGCGTTGGCTGTATTTCCTGTTCTGTTGTAGTACCAAGTAGAGTTTTGTTCATTATTTCCCACTTGAACAGTATATGTTATTGCACTTGAGGTGTTCGGAGAATCTAAAAAGCCAGCACATTGTGCAAAAGCGGGAGTTGAATCAGTGTCACTTGAATAATGAACTAAAGTTCCTTGAGTTAAAATAGCTGTTCTGTTGTTGGTAGAGGTTCCTCTTAAAAGTGTTGTTCCCCCACCTGATATGGCTCTTTTAACAACATAAAATACAGAAGCATCGTCATTACTATTTTCCGCCATAATATGAAAAAAAATCTGAATTTTATTACTTGATGAGCTAGGAGTAATAGTTACATTTATGTTTGGTATGTCATAAAGAGTGCCATCAGATGTAAGACTTACACTACCCTGAGCATCACGAGTTGTATTTGTAAGAACTTGTGTTATTCCACCACCGCCACCTGATGGTGCACCTCCTACTGGAACGATTGAATTTACTTTTAGTTGGCTCATAGGTTTATTATATACACTTTTATACTACAGTCCATGTCTCTCCAGAACCAACTGTAACGGTAACTCCGCTTTGAATTGCTATAGGACCAAAACTTCCAGCATTTTTACCATTTGTGATCGTATAATTTTGAGTTATAGTTTGATCGTTTTCCCAGAAAATTTGGTCAGACCCACCTCCAACTGCTCCGCCTCCAGCAGCCGCCCAACTTAAAACACCACTTGCGTTAGAAACAAGGGCATAACCAGAAACAGCAGCATCTTCAGCAGGTAATGTCCATATTTGATTAGAAGAAATCGTAGCTGGTGCTTGAAATCCTACATAGTGACTGCTATCAGCATCAGCAAACCTAAGATCATTCTGTGCTTGGAGCGTTAATCCATTACCATCAAATATCATCTGCTCTGTACCACTAGAGGAAAATCCCATTACGTTTGGAGATTTTCTAAATAAACCTAAATCTGTATCTGTATCAAAAGAAAGAGCAGGACTAGAAGCACTTGAAGAATCATCAATTAAAAGCTGACCTGTCATCGTTCCACCAGCTTTAGGCAGTAAACCCAAATTATCTTGATCTATATTTCCTATTTCAGTAAATGCACCATTACTTGAATTTCTTATTTTTAAAATATTTGTAGTGGTATTTAAAAAAGGCATACCAGCTACACATTGACTTGATGCTAAATCAGTAGATTTAGAATTACTTGATTGGATTGCAGCAAAAACATTATTGAGATCAATTCTGACATTCGCCCCAGAAGCATTTTCGATTGTATAATTTGTTACATCAGCCATAGCTAATAACTATTTTCCTCCATGTTACCCTCCTTTACCAAAACCAACAGCACTGTAGGTAAAGTTCCTATCAATACTAGCATTGCTTGAGTTTTTAAAATGAACTGTAAAGCCAGTTCCAGATATACTACTAAGTTCAAAGTAATCACCTGTTGCCATGTTCTGTGGAGAAATATTAACAGAAGGTAAGAAGTTATTTAGGTTACCTAATCCAGACGTTCCAACAAAGAATGGTGCTGTAAATGTAACTGCCTTTGCTCCTGCTCCAGATGCTATAACAGATGATTGTTCTGTTCTTGAAGGCATTGTCGCTGTATAACCTGCCTGTTGTAAATTCATATTTTGAGCAACGTCATTAGTCTCTAAAGTTATTCTAAATTGAAAACCTCTACCCTTAAATGTTCCATTTGCAAAATCATTAAAGGATGTATAAGTAGGAGAGCTAGAAGGATTATCTGTAGTAGTTCTTACAGCTATTTTAGCGTTAGCGTCATTTGCAACTGTTCCATCAAAATCCGTCCAAGTATCAATCAAATCCGTTCTATTATCAAACTCATCTCCAACATAAAAGCCCTCACCTTGAAAATGCCTTTTTAAAGTCAGAGAGAATGTACCACCAAGATCAAGAGTATCTACAAAATCATAAGTGCCATTAGCATTTGAAGATGGATCTGTAAGTTTTAATCCACCAAGAGTTGAATCAAAAGTAACATTAGATTTTGCTCCGTTGTAAGGTGTACCGTCAGTATCTTCTCTGTCTGTTTTTACAATAATAGAATCTAAAATATCAACAATAGATAAAGATACACTAGCTGCGTTGGCACTAAATCTACCGCCATCGTCTTGAAATTTTAGGAGATAAGTTCCTGGAAGTGCAGCACATATTACATCTGTTGAGTTTCCTGCAACAGCTTCAATGACATCTTGTGCTGATTGAAAAGTAGCACTATTACCTGTTTGATTTGTATGTCTTACATAAACACGACCACCATGTAAAACATCAATCGCAGTTGCTTGTTTAAATTTCAATCTTACAAATTGCTCATTTATTGGTTCTAAAGTTAAGTTAGAAACATCTTCGGGTAAAGCAGTTTTTCCTTTTGCTACAAATGTTGTAGTGGCAGGATTAACAGATAAAGTAAGAGAAAGGTTGTACGAAAAAACTTCAATAGTATATGTTCCTTTTTTGGTATCTAATAGTTCAAAATCACTACTGAATACAACTTGAGAGACATAATTATTATCTTCATATTTATAATTAACTAAATATTGAGTGCTGCCTTCTACAGGTTGCCAATCAATAATTAATTTACTTCTAGCAATATTGTTTATAACAACTGTTTTTTCTACAACTGTTAGATTGGTTGGTGTTGCAGCAGGAGCGTTTAAAAGTGATATTGTTCTTATTGGTAAAGCTGTTCCATTCTCAATAAAGTTATACTTACCCTCAACATAAGTAAGTGCTGTAATTACATAATTAATATCATCCTGTTCTTCAACTTGTATTACTCTGAATAACTGTGTTTGAAGCGTTGTGCTTGAAATAACGTAGGGTGCATTAACATTTGGTGCGGAAGAAAATGCAGAACTGACAGTTATAACTGCATTTGTAATATCAGATATACTTTTCGATTCAACAGTACCATCAGATAAAACAATACTGATTGTGGGATTATCGTTTAAAGCAGGTAAAGTTGTTTCTGACTCTGCATCTATAGTTATCGCAGTTGTTGTTGCAGATACAACACGACCACCTCTTCTTACTCCTGCTCGCACTGGATCGTTTACTTCAATTACAGATCCAGGTCTTACTACAACGCCAGAGTCTATTGAAGTTGTAAAAGTTACTGTTTCAGATTCATTTTGTTCAGCAAAAAGTATTGCACGACCTAATCTTGCAGCTTGATTACGGGATGTACAGGCAAATGCTTTAACTTGTTTTATTATCGTTCCAAATTTAGATATTGCGGTTGCATCTTCTACAACTTCAAAATCAACTTCTTTAGAATCCATGTTGAAGTAACTTACAGAAACAACACTATGCCTAGTTTTTAAGCTGCTTCCTGAGTAAGCAAACCCACCCTCTCCTACGTTGGCTAAGTTAAATAAATAACTTGCTGTAGTTAGTTTATCTTGAGATATAGTTATAGAACCAGCAGACCATATTGGCATACATCTCATAACACCAGCTAAATCATTTATTGCTGCAAATGCTTCTTTAGGACTTTGAATATTTACATTACAACTAAATCTGGCTTCTTCTGCTCCTGATCCAGTTCCATCATCTACTAAGGTGTTTGCATATTTACTCGCAGCTACAAAACTAAATAAATCTAAATTACTATCAGTAACGTGATCCCCCAGCCCGTACCTTGTGTTTGTGATAAGGTCGAGTAAGCACATTGAAGGGCAGTTGGTGTAAACAGCAGCACCCATAACTCCGTTGAATATGTAGCCACTTGGATATATTATTCTGCCAGTTTGCACATCAACAGTTGGTGTTCCAGAATTATTAGCTCCTGCTCCTGGTATTCTTACTTTTATTCCTCTAATACGATATTTTCTCGTAGGAATACGATTAAACTGTTTACTATCTAAACGAAGAGCTACATAAGCACTATTAGGATAAGTAGAATTATTATCTATAACTTCTTGAAGGCTAGTAAATTCAAAAGCATTTACTCTTTGTTCACTTGAACTATCTGCCGTAACTCGAACTACTCTTACATCTACAGTTGTAAAACCACTAGTTAATTCAATTCTGTGATCTCTTGCATAAGCATCTCCAGTTCTACCAGAAACAACTCCACCAGTTGTTGGGGTTATTTTGTCAACAAAACCACCAGAATCATGTTGAATTTGTATTTTATATTGAACAGTATCTCCTCTAATATCTCCATCATCTTCCAAAACTTGTATTTGAGGCCAAGTTAGAGTAACAATTACAGCATCTACATCTGTGTTTGTAATTTGTCTAGTTACTGAACCCGTTATTCCTCCACTATCAGTTCCATCACTATTTTCAACAACAGCACCGACACCAGTAGGTGATCTACTTTCAGCAGGAATACCACTCATTGCAGTTTGGTTTGACGTTCCAAACTTAGATTTAAAGGTTACATCTCTGTAATTAAAGTCGGTATCAGCAGGATTTGAGCTAGAGGCATTTGAATTTAATATAGGAGTATCGTCAAGAAAAACGTCTTTTAAACTTGCATTATCATAAGCAGTTGTTCCTTTTGTAAGCCCTTCCTTAGAAGCAGAGGCAAATCCTTCTATTTCACCTTCAGATATTAAATCTTGAACAGTAGCAAAAGCTCTACTATCTAAAGTATCAGGAGCACGATATGGAGGAGGTGGTGGTTTTGGTGGACCTCCAGAACCTCTGATAATTCTCTTTTCGTCAGTCATGCTTCTACCTGATTAGTGTCAACTGCTGCACTTATTACAACACTTCCTGTAAATATTTCACCGTAAACTATTGGAATTGGAGTGCCAGCCCTTGATGTGTTTTGAACTCCCGCAAAATTAAATGATAACTGAGGATCTTGTTCGGATTTAAACTCTTGCGGTTTTGGTAACGGAAAAAGTAATTCATTAACTCCCATGAGCACTAAACCTAAACCGAGATTACCAAGTGCTGCACTAAACCCTAAACCTCCAGTAAATCCTCCAAAAGTAAGAGAGAGTGATGTTCCTCCTGTAGCGACTGCTAATCCTATAATTAATGCTCCCATTAACAGTCTCCTACCACCACTACCAGCACCACTTATAGCTGGTATAAAATGTATATCCTCTTGTCCAATAGGATAACCAATTTCATCTTTATCAATATCATAATCACCTACTTTTACCTGATAATACTTTGGACTCATGTACGTTTCCAACTCTGGAAAGTTATGTATTAAAAAACTTACGGCTTGTGCAACACTACTAACCTTTACCTCAAACTCTTTATGTCCGACAAATTCTGCCAGTTTTCCATATAGTTTTACTTTACGAAGCATAGCGATACCTTTTACCAGTGCATTTTAGCAACCACTCTGAATAGGGTTCTCTACAAGATAGTCTATCGGTTAAATGATGAATAACATCACCATCAAAAAATAATGCTACATGATTTAAAGTTGGATGCAAAATACTCATCAGTAAAACATCTCCATTCTCTAATTTTTCATCTTTTCTAAGTTCTCTAAAACCTGTTCGCCAAGCACAACTTTCAAACAATGGATTATGTAAAAACTCTTCGGGAGTTGTCGGCCTTTCCCAATCCTTGAGAGTAATATTCTTTTCTTCTCTATACCAATCTCTAACTAAACTCCAGCAATCAGTCACGCCCCAAACCCATTGACGACCCAAGATTGGTGCTTTATATCCTGATGGTTCTAAATATCCCCATTGTTCTGTTTTTGGATTGACTATATACCACGGAAGCCCACTATCTTCGCAACTAACTTTGTCTGCCTGACTAGGAATAGGTGGAGTAATCGGGTGACTATGAACTACAGCTACAATTTCACCTATCTCATCCGCCTTTACATAATCTTCTGGATCTAAAATAAAGCACTGATGGTCTGTTAAGGCAAGATTACGGCAAGGATAATATCTTTCTTTACCCTTCACATTTAGTAATAATCCAACAGCTTCTTTAGGATCTTGGTCCTTCGCATGAACCAATGCTTTATCTTTCCAACTCATTGCACAAACGTACCAATAGAAGGAAAAAGAGATCGAGTCGCTTGACGGCCTGGAATACGGACTCCTGCAAGATCCGTTGGTGCTGCAAGCTCAAATTCGACTACTTCTCTATTCTCTGTTGACTTTCTATCTATTGAGTATATTTCTTGAGGAAATTCTGCGTTTGGATCTGCTGTTGCATTTGTATTGTCGGCAAAGTTTACAGCATCAATAAATTTAGCTAATGTTCTAATTCTTGTAACAACTGCTCCTGTTAAATCGTTACCAGTTGTAGTTTCATTTACAGACAAAAGAATAGCAGAAATAATACCTGTTCCTGGAATAATTCCTGCATTACTTACTGTCATCTTTGGACGAGGCAGTTGTCCTTTTTGAAAAGCAAAACCTGTTACCTGTATGGGAAATCTTAAATAAGAATCACCTTTCCAGACTATTTCACCATTTGCATTAAGACTACTGCCAGCATGAAAACGAAAAATATCGTTCGATCCATGTAATGATGTTGATAGCTGCAATGTAAATAGTTCAATAATTGCAGAAGGATTTATAGATTGTAGATTGCTGAATACTGCTGAATTTACTGACATTAGGATGCAGGTTCAAATACTTCTCTGAATGTAGCTTGAATAGTAGCTCTATTGTTATAAGGTATCGACTTACTCCAATTTTCGCAAACAAACTGTGATGAACTAGCTTCTCCTGGTGGTGTAAAAGTAAAGCTGGCACTATCATTTGCTCTTGCATCTAAAAAGGTTTCTATTGTGTCTGCATCTGTCTCTGATACTTCAAAAGTAAAACTAAATTCTTTTGGATTTTGATGCTGTGCTAAACCTAGCAAAATTCTATGTTCATACCCATCAGCAAAACGGATGGTGCGTGTAAGTGGTTTAGATCTTTTTCTTTGTCCGTATGTTGGTTTTATTGAAGGAAAAGTAGCCATTATGCAAGTAAACCTCCAGGACGTTTCTGCTGTATTAATTCAGATTGTACTGCAACTGATATGAGCCGACCAAGTTCTCTACTTTCTTTTTCATCTCCTTCAACAGAAGAACCAGAAGCATCTACGTTTACTACTACAGTTGTTGAACCGCCAAGTGCATGGTTTGGTGTGACTGTTCCTGTAACTCCAGGTGTAAACAATTCTGGACCACGCTCTCCAACTAAATGAGTTTTTCTTCCCCTAGCTATTCCTCCATCAGCCAGTTTAAAAGGATTTGGCATGGAATCTAAAATACCTAAAAAATCGGTGCTGGAATTACTTTTTTTATTCCCACTAAACATTCCAAGAACTGAACCGAATAATCCTCCACCACCCCCTAATGTTCCTCCTGGATTACCAAATAATGCCATGTTAAATGCAGCATCAATTAATTTATTTAATACATTGTTGAGCATATCTCCCAAAGTAGACGTACCACGGATAAGACCCTGTAAACCATCGGCAACGTCTGTGGCAAGTGATTGACCTAATGATTTAAACTGCTGCCTTACCATCTCGGCTTGTTGTGCCTGTTTTTCTAATAAATTATTTTGTTTTAGTAAACTTTCAATTTTGTTTATGTCTAGTTCTTCTAATGTTGCTCCATCTTCAATCATTTCTTTTATTTTTGCATCAAGTTCTTGTGCTAGTAGAACTTCCTCATAATTACCATCAATCTTTGCCTGTAATAAAGCATTTTGTTGTCTTACCTTTTTCAACCTGGAATCTTCAATCATATTTATAGTTGTCTGTCTTTCTAAATTCTTTCCAATCAATTCAAGTTCTTCTTTTCTAGCTTCTATTAGTGCCTTTATTCTTGCTCTCTCCTTTTCTGCCCGTTTAGCTCCTGATCTTCCCTTACCACTTCCAGATACATTTGCCAATTCAGTTTGTAAAGCCTGTAATGTTGGATCGGTTGCTGATCCTCCTATCTCTGCAAGCCTGTCTCTTTCTGCTCTTTGGGCTGGACCAGCAAAAGGTGTAGCCAATAAATTAAGAACAGGTAGTAGTGCAGCAAGCATTTTTGTTCCTAATATTTGGAATTGATTTCCTATTAATCTGCTAACCTCTCCAAAATCTTTTAATCCTTTAACTGCATCTGCACCTATAGCCTTATTCATCTGTTCAGTTACGGCTGCTAATGCAGCTTGTGTTCCCTCTGTCTTTTTAATTAGCTGTATTTGTCTTTCTCTTTCTGTTCCGTTTGCTCCTAAAGCCTTAGTCAGTCCTTCAACGTCAGGAGTTAGTCTGTTAAATGCTTGACCTAACTTTGATGTTGAATCAAATAATTGTTGAACCTGAGTAAGTACTGCGGTAGCAACTAAACCTCCAGCAAAACCTCCTGTCTGTCCTCCTAATTTTCCACCAATTAATCCACCAGTAAAACCAGCAGCAGCACCTAACGGTCCTTGTCCAAATAACAATGGAAATGCACCACTTATTAATGCTCCTGATAAAACACCACCGCCTCCACCTCCACTAATTCCTGGAACTGGAACAGGTTTTGGTGTTCTTGGTGGCCTTCGCTTGGGAGGTAATTCTGGACCAATAGAACCCCCTATTTGTCCAAAATTTTTACCTTTATTTGCTACTCTCTTTGTTAAATTTAATTCTTCTTTTTTTAACCTATTTGTTTTTTCTAATTCCTTGTTTACTCT